TAGACGCTGAAACAGAATTAGCAAACATCTTGTCTGCTGAAATTCTTGCTGAGATTAACCGTGAAGTAGTGAGAACTATTTACGAAAAAGCTAAAAAAGGTGCAGGTGTTAATACAACTACTGCTGGAACTTTCGACCTTGATACTGATTCAAATGGTAGATGGTCTGTTGAGAAATTCAAAGGACTAATGTTCCAAGTAGAAAGAGACGCTAATGTAATCGCACAAGAAACAAGAAGAGGAAAAGGTAATATCATTATCTGTTCTTCAGATGTTGCTTCTGCTTTACAAATGGCTGGTGTATTAGATTACGCTCCTGCTTTAAACAACAGTCTAAATGTTGACGATACTGGTAATACTTTTGCTGGTACTCTAAACGGTAGATACAAAGTATATATTGATCCATATGCAAGTAACAATACTGCTGCTCAATACTATACTGTTGGTTATAAAGGAACTTCACCTTATGACGCTGGTATGTTCTATTGCCCATATGTACCACTACAAATGGTAAGAGCAGTAGGCGAAAACAGTTTCCAACCAAAAATTGGTTTCAAAACTAGATACGGTCTAATTAGAAACCCATTCGCTGAAGCAAGTGCTCAAGCTTCTGGAACAGGAACTGACCAAGCTAACATTTATTACAGAATGGTTAAGGTTACTAACCTTATGTAGGATTCATTTCCTCCATGAAATTAAGAGGGCGCTACGGCGCCCTTTTTTTGCTTTCCAGTCCTTATAAATAGTAGTATGACAGATAGTACATTAGCAACAAAACAACCAACTAATTTAGATTATGCTGACCCTACTAAATTTAAGTTTCAGATAATCAAACTACCTACTGTAGAATATAATACTGTACAGGCAACTTTGCCAGGTATATCATTAGCAGAGTTAAATCAACCTACTAGATTACAACAATTAAAACTTGCAGGTAATGATTTAACATTTGAAGATTTATCTATTACATTTATTGTAGATGAAGAATTAATAAACTACAGAAAAGTACATGATTGGATGTCAGGTTTAGCTCAAGTAGATGGTGATACATCATTTCAAAATGTATTAAGTGATGGACAAGATAGAATGCCATTGTCTCAAAGCAGAGGTATTCAAACAGAAGCAGGTAAGATTATGCCGGCAACACCAGATGGTGCCATATATTCTGACGCTAAACTTATTGTATTGTCAAGTAGAAATTTACCTAAACTAGAGGTAACTTTCGTAGATTGTTATCCTAAATCATTAAGTGCTTTAGAATACAATCAACAAGCAACAGATACGGAGTATCTACAAGCGACGGTGACTTTTGGTTATAAATACCATGAGTATAGTACACCATTTTAATTAAAAACTTGCCTTTTTGGCAGGAATGTGATATAATATAATTATGAATTTAGATGAACTACAAGCGCAAGCTGAAAAAGATTTGAAGATTGATGATACTGAACTTGATATTGAAAGTTTAAATACACCAATCATACACGCCAAATACCTCAAACATTATTCCACTTATAGTCTAATGCTTACAAAAGCACAAAGCGAATACAATCAATTGTATAAAAAGAAATGGGTCTTTTACACAGGTAAAGCAGACCCAGAGGAATATAAAGAAACTAACTTTGAATTAAAAGTATTAAGACAAGATGTTGGTACATTTATTGAGGCAGACGAAGAAATAATAAAACAAACACAAAAGGTTTCTTATCTTAAAACTGTATGTAATTATTTAGAGAACACACTTAAACAAGTTAACAATAGAGGTTTTCAAATAAAGAACGCAATAGATTGGAAACGATTTACGGAAGGAAGTATGTAATGATATTTTGCATTGGTAATGGAGAAAGTAGAAAAGATTTTGATTTAGATAGATTACGACCATTTGGTAAGATATATGGTTGTAACGGACTGTATAGAGATTTTGCACCTGATTTATTACTTGCAATGGATTATAACATATGCCACGAAATATATCGTAGTGGTTATGCCTTTGACCATAATGTTATGTTAAAAACATGGGAGAAAAATCCTGCTTCCATGTATGATAAACTATTTTTACCAGAAACTGTGGCTAAGTTTATAGGACAAGATATAGATGATATACACGAACTTACAGATGAGTGGGCATGGAAAGGTGAAAAGAAAAGATTTTTTGTATGTTGGGCAAACAATAGAGACTTAATGAAAAAGATGAGAGAATCCAGACCAGAGTGGAATGAGGATGATATGAAACTTTATCTTAGCGAAGACCAAGAAGGTTATCTTATTACATGGACAAAGAAGAAAGATAAAGTAGTAGGACTAGGTAAGTATAAAGATGAAAAGACTAATGCAGGTATATTGATTGCACATATGGCAGCAGAAAAAGAAAAACTTATATATCTACTAGGATATGATTACTACTCTAAAACAGAAACAGTTAATAATATATACAAAGATACAAAAGGTTATGTTGGTAAAAATGCACATGCAATAAAACCAGATAACTGGATAATGCATACAAAACGATTACTTAATCACTATGACAAAGACCACAAATTTGTACATGTTGGTGAACCTATAGAAGAATTATCAGACCGTGATAATTGGGAAAATATCTCATATGAAGAACTAGATGAGCGAATTAGCCGTAACGAAATTTAACGAAGCATATATTAAGTGTACTAGTGAAGATTTAGGACTGCTACAGTCTCTATCTGACTTTTTTACCTTTCCAGTACCTGGTGCCTCATTCATGCCATCTGTCCGTGCTAAACGGTGGGATGGTAAGATAAGATTATTTAGCAAAGCAACAGGAAAAATTTATGCTGGTGTGTTACCTTATATCATTGAGTTTTGTCGCCGGAACAGCCATACAATCATACTAGACGAAGCGTTAACCATTGGTGGGGGTGTTCCTACCAATGATGTTTCCAAGTTTATTGACAAATTATCAGTAAAAGACATAGAAATTAGAGATTATCAATTAGGAGCGATTACACATGCATTGAATAGTAAAAAGACAATACTATTATCACCTACTGCTTCAGGTAAATCATTAATCATCTATTGTATTATAAGAATGATGAAAGTTTTAGGTAATAAGTGTTTACTAATTGTACCTACCACTTCTTTGGTAGAACAAATGTATAAAGACTTTATTGAATACGGTTGGGACGCTGAGAAGTATGTACAAAGAAAATACTATGGTTATGAAATAGATGAAAGTAAACCTGTTGTTGTATCTACATGGCAATCTTTGGCAACTTTTGATAAAGAATACTTTAAAGATTTTGGTTGTGTTATAGGTGATGAAGCACACTTATTCAAATCTAAAGAATTGCAAAAAATTTTAGGTGCTTTAATAAACGCTAAATATAGAATAGGTACAACTGGTACTTTAGATGATAGTAAAACACACAAACTTGTATTAGAAGGTTTATTTGGTACAGTACATCAAGTTACAACAACACGAAGTCTCATAGACAAGAAACAATTAGCAGACTTAAAAATACAATGTATTGTTTTAAAATATCCTAAAGAGGATTGTATTCAAGTAAAGAACTTGAAGTACCAAGAAGAAATGGATTACATTGTTTCACATGAAAAGAGAAACAAGTTTATTCGTAATCTAGTAAAGAAACAAACTGGTAATACTTTGGTATTATTTCAGTATGTAGAAAAACATGGTAAGATATTACATCAACTTATTGGTGACACTATTGACCCAGAAACAAGAAAACTGTTTTTTGTATATGGTGGTACAGATACGAAAGATAGAGAGACAGTTAGGAGTATAACAGAAAATGAAAGCAATGCTATTATCGTGGCGTCATATGGTACTTTCAGTACCGGTATTAACATACGGAATCTACATAACATTGTTTTTGCTAGTCCTAGCAAATCTAAAATTCGCAATCTCCAGTCTATTGGTCGTGGTCTTCGCCTTGGTGGTAATAAAGATGTTGCTACGCTTTACGATATATCTGATGACTTTACCTATAAGACTTATAAGAACTTTACTATGAACCACTTTTTGGAAAGGATAAATATCTATAGTGAGCAAGAATTTGATTATGAAATATTTAATGTGGACCTTATATGACAGATAAAAAAGAAAAAGTAAATATAAAGAAAGTAGTAATACCTACACCTAGAATGCTAAAATTAGCAACAGGTGAACAGGTTATAGCGATTATCTATGTACAAGAAGGTTCAGATTTTATTCGCCTTTCTGACCCATATAAAATAGAATTACATAATTTTGACGCTGACCCTACGGCATACTATATGGAAGAAAGAATGTCAATGAAACCTTGGGTTTGGCAGGCGCAAGATAAGATATTTTCAGTACATAAAAATAATATATTAACGATAGGTATGCCAAACGAAACTATCAAAGATTATTATAATAATATAAGATTAGGAAAAATAGAGGTTCCACAAGAGAAACCTTTAAAACCAATGCCTTCCGTGGACGAGTTTAATCAAATGTTAGATAAACTAGGAGATGAAGATTATTTTGATGTTATAGAACATCTAAAGGGTAAGAAGACAGTACATTAAGCTAATATGTATCTGAAGGAGGGACACCGCCCATTATACACTAACCCACCAAAAAAGTCAAGCCTTTTTTTAAATTAATTTAATGCTTTACTTTTTGAGTAAAATGTGATATAATACACTATATTAATAAGGAAAATTTATTATGACAACAACAGTAAAACTAAAAACTCCTAAGAAAAAGGAACACTATGTTTCTAACAAAGATTTTTTAGAAGCAATGAAAGACTTTAAAAAGAAGTGTTTAGCTGCAGAGAAAAGAGGAAGAAAGCAACCACCTATAAGTGATTACATAGGTGAATGTTTTTTAAAGATTGCTAATCATCTATCCTACAGACCAAACTTCATAAACTACACATACAAAGAAGACATGATTTCAGACGGTATAGAAAACTGTTTGCAATATGTAACGAATTTTGACCCAGAGAAAAGTAACAATCCTTTTGCTTACTTTACACAGATTATATACTACGCTTTTATTCGTAGAATACAAAAAGAAAAGAAACAAACAACAATCAAACAAAAACTAATATTAAAAAGTGGCCTAGATGAATTAGTTTTACAGGCAGGTGATGATGGTGATTATCAAAACCAGTATGCTGATTTTCTTAAAAAGAATATGGTAGAAACTGAACCTGAAAAACCTAAAGAAAAAAAGGTTAGAAAGAAAGAGCCTAAAAAACTAGAATACTTTATGCAATGATATTGAGAGATAAAATTATAATTGTAGGAGGTGGTAGTGCAGGCTGGATGTCAGCGGCAACACTTATCAAAGCATTTCCTGAAAAAGATATAACTGTTATAGAAAGTCCAAATACACCAACAGTAGGTGTAGGTGAAAGTACCATTGGTAGTATTAATGATTGGTTATCTTTTTTAGAACTAGAAGATAAAGATTGGATGCCTCATGTAGGTGCTTCATATAAATTAAGTATTAAGTTTACAGACTTCTATAAAAAAGGTGAGGAATTTCATTACCCATTTGGTTTACCTTATGACCCTTATATTAATAATGATACACGAAACAAATGGTATATAAAGAAACATTTACAAAATTGTAAAACATCTGATTATGCTGAATGTATTGCACCACAAATTGCTCTTTCCAATACAAACAAAATGGCAAAATCTTTTGATACATTTGATTATCACAAAGACGCTGCTTATCATTTTGACGCTTTACTCTTTGCAAAATATCTAAAGAATAATTATTGTTTACCAAGAGGTGTGAAACATATAGAAGAACATATAAACACGATAGAAACAAATGAACATGGTATTACATCACTTAACAATAAACATACTGCTAACCTATACTTGGATTGTACAGGTTTTAAATCTATGTTAATGAAAGAAGTAGATGGTGAGTTTATAAACATGAACCATATCTTACCAAATGATAGTGCATGGTCAACAAAATTAGATTATACAGATAAAGAAAAACAATTAGAACCATATACAAATTGTACAGCAATAGATAATGGTTGGGTATGGAATATACCTCAATGGCAAAAGATTGGTACTGGTTATGTTTATTCAAGTAAGTATATTGATGATGTTCAAGCGTTACAAGACTTTCAAAACTATTTGGGAAAACCAAAAGATGTGAATTATAAACATACACGAATGAGAATAGGTAGACATAAACAAATGTGGAAAAAGAATGTATGTTCTATAGGACTGGCTGCAGGTTTTATTGAACCTTTAGAAAGTACAGGTCTCCTTCAAACACATGGATTTTTATTAACACTTGTAAAAAATTTAGAACGAGGTAAGGTATCACAGTTTGATAAAGATACACACAATTTAGAATGTAATGATATATTTGATAACTTTGTGGCATTTGTCGCCATGCATTATTCTTTATCACATAGAAACGATACACAATATTGGCGTGATGTAACAAATAAAAGTATTGCTGAATTAGAACTAGTGCAAAAGGTAATGAAAGTAAAACACATTGACCATTATTTTACAATAGATGGTGGTATGCATTATATAGCAACAGGTATGAATTATGATCCTATTTCTATGACAGATATACTTACAAGACAATATGAAGTAGAGACAGATACAATAGATGAAAACTATGTGGCAGAGTTTGATATAAACAAAAATAGATGGAAAGAAAATGCATTGTTAGCACCTACACTATATAAATTTTTAAAGGAAAACATATATGAGTAAAATTGCCTTAATTAATGATACACACTTTGGTTGTAGAAATGATAACCCTAATTACCACGATTACATTTATCGTTTTTGGGACGAACAGTTTTTTCCTTATATAGAACAAAACAACATAGATACAGTTATACATTTAGGTGATGTATTAGATAGGCGTAAGTATGTTAATTTTAAAACACTACAAGACTTTAATAACAAAATTGTATATAACTTAAAAGATATAAATGTTGATATTATAGTAGGTAACCATGACACATACTATAAGAACACAAACGAAGTAAATGCACCACAAGAACTTATGAACTGGGGTAATGTATATTCAGAACCAACAGTAGTAGAACGAGGTGGTATGAAAATGTTATATGTGCCTTGGGTAACACCTGAAAATTATGATAAAACTAAAATGATGTTAGAACAAGAAAGTGTTGATATGGTATTAGGACATTTAGAAATAAAAGGTTTTGAAATGCATAACGGACATGTATCAGATACAGGTTTAGAAAGTAATCTGTTTAGTAGATATGAAAAAGTATTATCTGGTCACTTTCATAAAAAGAGTGATAACGGACATATCTATTATTTGGGTAGTCAATATGAAATGACTTGGTCAGATTATAATTGTCCTAAACACTTTCACATATTAGATACAGAAACAAGAGAAATAGAGGCAATAAGAAACCCTTTAACAATACATCATAAGATATATTACAATGATGAAACTACAGACTATTCTAATTTTGATTATAATGAATGTAACAATAAGTATATTAAACTCATTGTAGAAAAGAAAACAGATTACTTTATGTTTGATAAGTTTGTTGATAACATCTATCAAAAAGCAAAACCTTATGATTTAAAGATAATAGAGGACTATAGTGATTTAGACGCTACTACTGTAGCAGACGATATAGTGGAACAAAGTGAAGATACACCTACTTTACTGGACACCTATATAGAACAAACAGATACTACACTTGATAAAGGTAGATTAAAAACTTTGATGAAAAGTTTGTACACGGAGGCATTTGACTATGAGTGAAGAATACCCGGATCATTTATATTATAATAATGTATATTATTTTGGTCCATACATACACCACGGTAGGGTTGACCCTAACTTTGTAAGAGACCTATTAGCAGTAGGTGAACAATCACAAGGTAAACAAGATATGAAACAGAACCTAGCAGGTTCTTTAAAACAAGAATGGAAACTTAACGAAGAACAACAAAGATGGTTTGATAAATCTATGAGAATAAACTTTGAACACTACATAGATAGAAGAGCACATTGGCATAATGACCAAAATCTAAAAAATAAAGGTTACATTATAGACAATGTATGGATTAATTATCAATATGCTACTGATTATCAACCAGAGCATATTCATTCTGGTGATTTTAGTTGGGTTATTTACTTACAAAATCCACCAAAGATAGAAGAAGAAAGAGAAAAACACGAAACAAGAGGACCTGCACCAGGCACAATTACCTTTTCTTATGGCGAAGGTGTTGGTATGAATACGGAATCACCTTGGGTTAGTGTACAGTCATTTGTTAATGATGTAGCAGATTTCTTTATCTTTCCGGCACAGTTAAAACATTTCGTACCACCTTTTAAGAGTGAAGGTTGTAGAATATCAGTAAGTGGTAATGGTAGTTTCCAAGAAGACCATAGTCCATATAATGATTATTCTTACGGAGCAAAACGAATTAATTATTAATATATGATTTTATTTGAGACGATTAGGTGGAAGAACTTTCTTTCCACCGGCAATACAGGTATAGAAGTTAAACTAAATGAACACCAAGATACATTAATTGTAGGACACAATGGTGCAGGTAAATCAACAATACTTGACGCCTTGTGTTTTGGTCTTTTTAATAAACCTTTTAGAGATATTAAAAAAGAACAAATGATTAATAGTGTTAATCTAGGTGGCACAGAAATAGAAATAGAATTTAGTATATCAAAAAATAGATATAAAATTAAACGAGGTATTAAACCTAATTTATTTGAGATATACTTAAATGATGAACTTGTTAACCAAGACGCTTCTATTGCTGACCAACAAAAATATTTAGAACAACAAATACTTAAATTTAATTATCGTAGTTTTACACAGGTCGTAATACTAGGTAGTAGTGCATTTGTACCTTTTATGGAATTAAAATCACCACATAGACGAGAAGTTGTGGAAGATATACTTGATATAAAGATATTTTCTGTAATGAATATGTTAGTGAAGATACAAATAAAAGAAATACAAGACCAGTTAAGAGATATTGATAGAGAGATTGAGATTACTAAAAATAAAGTAGAGACACAGGAAAAATATATTGAACAAACAGGTAAACAAACACAATCTACAATAGATGATTATAATA